GTTATATTAACAATGTGAGTAAAACTACACAATCAGACCATAACAAGGCTCTCTCTAAATCAAAAAATCCAAAATTACAAAATTTAATAAATAATTTATGAATATAGAATATATAATAATATCTATACTCTCGGTTGCCGTTATAATGTTAGGTTATACTAGTTATAATTTATTAAGAAAAAATGAGGCAGCAGAAGATGTTTTAGTCTCATATTTAGACTTTTTTAACAAACAAACAGAGACTATAGTTTATATAGAGAGAAAATTAAAAGAGATAGACTCCAGAGGAATATTTGAGAGTGATGATGAGATAGGTTGGTTTTGGGAGGAAATTAAAACCCTAAAAGATAGACTATCTAATTTTAAAATTAACAAAAATGCCCAAGAAGAAAAATAGAAATTATTTTACCCAAGAGACTGAAGATGCCATATTAGATTATAACCATGAACCTAATTCAGCTATTAGAAGTAAAATATATAAGGAAAAAATTCATTACCCTTTTTTCAAACTTACCCAGAATATAATACACACTTTTAAATTTTATTATACAGAGGTAGAAAATATAGAACATCTTCAACATGAAATTATAACCTTTTTATTATCTAAAATCCACTTGTATACCCATGTTAAAAAGGTAAATAATATTATTAGTAAAATAATGGAAAAATATGATATAGATTATGATTATGGTTTCATAGAATATATAAATGGGGATAAATACAAAATAGAGAAAGAAGATATCCATAATTTTGTTGATGATACTTATAACCACTTAGATAAAGAAATTGTTAAAGAATTAAAAGCAGCAAGGCCTCCTAAGGCATATTCATATTTTGGTACTATAGTCAAAAGATGGTTAATATTATATAATACCAAAAATTATGAGAAAAAGAAGAAAAGAAAAAAAATACCAAACCTTTCTGAAAGTGATGAAAATAAATTAAGTTATAATATTGGGGATGAAAATATAAAATCTAATTTGGATAAATTTATGGATTTATATTTAGAATATTGTACCTCTAATATATATAAACTATTTCCAAAAGATGAAGATGCTAAAGTAGCTGATGCCATTTTGGAAATATTTAGAAAAAGGGAAAATTTAGAGGAATTTAATAAAAAAGCTCTTTATATCTATATTAGAGAAATGGTAAATGTTAAAACCCCTAAAATAACCCAAATATCAAATCAATTAAAAAAAATATTTAATGAACATTACCAATATTATTTGAAATATGGTTACGTTAATTTTTCATAATATTTATTATAAAAAACATGACAAAACTTGACCAAATAATATATGATAATAAATCTTTTTCTTCTTTATTAAAAGAAATACATACAAACCATAAAGAAAAAGAAAAACAAATTTCGGCCCTTATAGGGGAACTTAAACCCCTAATAAAGGATGTAGGAGATGCTACTTTAGTAGTCCCTTTAATAAAAGAATACATGGATATTGGAATAAAAAATGATGACCATTTAATAAAAATGGCTGGGATAGTCCAAAGGGCTATACAAAAAGGAGAGGGGGAACAAGATGGGGCTTTAACAGACAAAGAAAAACAAGAATTGTTAAAAGAAATTGAAAAATACAACCCCAAGGGAAATAAAAAAAGCTAATGTTAAAAAATGGATTTACATCCCTTAATTCTAACCTAAATAAATCTCAAAGTGAGAAATTTATTAAGGATGATATTTCCTTTTTGTTCTCTAAAACAATTAATGCTAGGGTTACAGATATTATATTAGATGAAAATCACCCTAAATTCGAACAATATGGAGGTTGGAATGGGATTGGTACTATAGAATTTCAAGATATTAATTACCCTACTTTAAATAATCAAAAAAACTTAAAAGCTTTCCCCCTATTTCCTAATATTAAAAATTATCCTTTAATAAATGAAATAGTTTTATTAATTAGACTTGTGGGTAAAAACCCAACTCAAGATAATTATGGGGTTTATTATTACATCTCTTCTTTAAATATATGGAATCACCCACACCATAATGCTTTCCCTTCTAGTGAAATAACCCCCGATTTTTCATCTGAATCTGAATTCGAAAATCCCTTATATAATACTAATAATAAAGGAATATTTAATGAAAAAAACTCTATCAGACCTACTAAATATTTTGTAGGAGACCATATAATTGAAGGTAGATTTGGTAATAATATAAGATTAGGTAATACCTCTAAAAATAATAACCCCTGGTCTCAAGATGGTAAAGATGGGGACCCAATTCTTATTCTAAGTAATGGCCAATCAGAACAGAAAAAAAAAGAAGGGTGGGTACCCGTTATAGAAGACATAAATAATGACCCATCTTCTATATTTTTAACATCTAAACAAAAAATACCCTTACAAGAAAGTTCTAACATTTATAATGCTTTGGATACTGCCCCTAAATCCATCTCTGAATTTTCTAATAGTCAAGTAATTTTAAATGGAAATAGATTAGTATTCAATTCTAAATCAGACGATATATTAATATCTTCCAAAAAATATATAAATTTATCTAGTCAAAAAAGTATAGGTTTAAATTCTAAAAACAAAATTTCTTTATTTTCTCCTAAAATTAGATTAGGTAAAAGAGATGCTAATCAATCCTTAGTATTGGGGGATAGGTTTATGGACCAATATGGGCAATTGTTAACCTCATTGGATGCTTTATGTCAAGCGTTAGAGAAAGAACCTTTACTTAAAGTTACCCCTACTATAGCAACAGGTATAAGAAATGTCATATCAGAGATAAAAAACCAGTTACCCAATAATTTATCAAAGACCAGCAAAACCATATAACAATGACTAAAATTAAAATCAATGGTAGGGTATATGATAAAAACACCAATGAAACACTACAGGGAGCTAATGTATCTTTACAAGAAAATTTTACCACAACAAATAAGTTGGGTTCCTTTACATTAGAAGTAGAAGAAAATGATTTAGATTTTGAAAACCCTAATATAAAAATAACCAAAGAAGGGCTAACCCCCACTATTAAACCTATTTTAACTCAAAACAACCAAATTAAAACTAATTTAGGAGCTATAGGTTTAATTAATCCTAAACAAAAATCAAAACAAGAAGTTAGCAAACTAAAAAACCAAGTTAATCAAAATGTTAATAAAGCTTTTGATTTAACATTAGAACCCCATGAAAAGGTCCTAGTGGCCCAAAGAAAAATGGTAAGCTCCCAAATATCTAAGGTTCAAAATCAAGTTTTTCCTTTATTAATGCAAGTATTAATTAGTTTTGGGATTGATAAAGATGGAAACCAATCTCAAGTTAAATGTCCCAATCCTGATACTTTAAAGAAAAATATATCCCAAAGGAATAAAATATCTAACCAAATTAACCAAATTTTTGTTTTAATAATATCTAACGCTGCTTTAGCCTATGTTTTCCAACAATTATCTTTATTGTTTAAAAATGTAGAATTACAAGTATCAAATATCCCTTTACCTTTAAGTACCCCTCCAGGGGTAGGAGTACCTTATAGTGTTGTATCTCAAATACAAGGGGTAGAAGATTTATTAAAGGGTTTAGAGAAACAATCTAAAGAGTCTTACAAATCCTTAATTATATCTTTACTATTTTTATTGGCAGCTCTTATTTTAATAATTTTATTGTTATCTAAAATAGACAAATCTATTCAAGAATGTGTCCAACAAAACCAATTAGAAGATGAACCCTTAAATTTAGTACCTATAAATGAACAACTCTCAAATATAGCAGAATCTCAATCCTTAGAGGAAGACCAACAAAATAGAACTAAAGATGTAAATGGGTTTAAAATAGAAGTAATCAATATAAACGAAGATTTACCCAAAAAACAAGCCATAGCTAAAAATTCACAAGGGGTAATAGTACTTAAAGGAGAATCCTCTTATAGTGCGGGGGGAGAAGTATTAATACAAGAATTAGAATATTATATTAAATCAAACAATTTAAAAGCCTACTAAATAATATTTATAACCAAATAAGTTTTTATGAAATTAAGCAAATTTAAAGCAGAAATAAAAAAATCAGTAAAAGAAGCAATTCAAGAAGAATTGAAAGATATTCTATTGGAGTCTATTAAAAATAACTCTCAACAAAACCCAATAACTGAATCAGTAACCCCTACTCAAGCCCCTGATCCTGAAGTTAAAAAGAATTTTAGAGAGGAATATAGAGACTTTTTACAAGGAGATAAGCAATTTACTAGTGAACAAATTCAACCTAAACAGCCTCTACAGATAACTAGCACTAATACCGCTGCAGATGGAGCAAGTTTACCTGAGGGAGAAATGTCTTTAGATCAAATTTCAAATTTTTTACCTAAAAAAAACTAAATAAATAAAATATGGCGTTTGGAAATATAAAAATAAACCCCAAGGATTTAAACCCCCAACAAGCTATAGGGCTTAATTTACCATTAAATGGTGAGGCTATTTTTATACCCAATTATCAAACTAAAGATACTATAAAATATAATTTAATAAATTATCTACTAACAAACCCAGGAGAAAGAGTTTTAAACCCTGAATTTGGGGTAGGTATAAGAGAGTATATTTTTTCCCAAATTGAAAATGAAAATCTATCTTTTTTAAAAGAAGATCTACAAGAAAAAATAAATTTAAATTTCAATAATATAGAATTACAAGATCTCCAAGTAACCTCTAATAAAGATCAGAATCAAATTAATATTTTATTAAAATATAATATATTAGGGACAAACAATGAAGATCAAGTAGAATTAACTTTTCAATAATTATGGAAAATAAAAATATAAAATATATTAATAGAGGATTTAATGATTTTAAATCCCAATTAGAGAATTTCTCTAAAACTTATTTTCCTAATAGTTATTCTAACTTCACACCAACATCAATAGGGACAATGTTTATGGAACAAAGTTCTTATGTTGGGGATGTGTTATCTTTTTATTTAGATACTCAAGTCCAAGAAAATTTTATACAATACGCCCAACAACAGGATAATATATATAACATGGCTTATATGTATGGGTATTCTCCTAGACCAACAGGATTAGCTACAGTAAAGGTAGATTTTTTTCAACTTGTTCCTTCCAAAACTGATACTAATACAGGAGAAATTATCCCTGATTATAATTATACTTTATATATACCCCCAAATACCTCATTAACTTCAAATTCTGGGATACCTTTTATTACAGAAGATCCTATAGACTTTTCAATAGACAGTTTTTTAGACCCTACTGAGGTAACCATAGCTGAAATTGTAAGTGGTGAGCCAACTTTCTTTTTATTAAAAAAATCCAAAATTATTAAATCAGGAGAAATAAAAAGCCAAAATTTTACATTTGGTGCTCCTGAAGAATTTCCTACTTTAGAGATAAAGGGTGATAATATAGCTGAAATTGTAGAAATAAAGGATTCAGACAATAATACATGGTATGAGGTAGATTATTTAGGCCAAGATTTAATATTCAATTCTTCTATATCTAACCCCAATTCAGATAATAACCAAGTCCCATTTCTACTTCAAGGTTTTAGAACATCTCGTAGGTTTATAACCAGATTTCTAGATTCAACTACACTTCAAATTCAATTTGGTTCTGGAGATTTAAATAAAAGTGATGAAAGTTTTTTACCTAACCCCAATGATATAGCTATGAGAGGTGTATCTCAAGATTTACAATTAACTACAGCTTATTCACCTACAAATTATATATTTAGCAATGCTTATGGAACAGCCCCAACAAATACTACTCTAACTATAAAATATTTAACAGGGGGAGGAATAGAATCTAACATCCCTGCAAACTCTTTAGTAAATATAGATTCAACCCAAGCCGAGTTTATAAATGGTGGGTTAGATACATCATTAGCTAATACAGTATTAAATACATTATCTGTAAATAACCCTGAGGCTGCTTTTGGAGGTGGGGAAGGAGATACTTTAGAGGAAATTAAATTAAATTCTCTTTCTAATTTCTCTACTCAATTAAGGAATGTTACCCCAAATGATTATTTAGTGAGGGCTCTAAGTATGCCTCCTAAATATGGTATAATATCTAAAGCATATCAACAAAAACCTAGAATAGGAGACAAAAATTCGGTTTTAGATTTATATGTTTTATCCTATAACACAAATAAAAAACTTATACCTTCATCACCTACACTAAAAGAAAATTTAAAAAACTATCTATTAGAATATGCAATACTCGGGGATAATATCAATATTAAAGATGCTTTTGTGATTAATATAGGTATAAATTTTGATATTATAACTCTGTTAAACACTAATAGCACTCAGGTTTTAACCTTATGCATAGAAAAACTTAAAGAATATTTCAATATAGATAAATGGCAAATCAACCAACCCATTATAATTCAAGAAATATATAATATATTAGATAATGTAGATGGTGTACAAACAGTAAAAAACGTTGAAGTATTCAACCTAAAGGGAACCAATTCTAATTATTCCCCTTATTCTTATGATATATTTGGGGCAACTCAAAATAACATAATTTACCCATCTTTAGACCCAAGCATATTTGAAGTAAAATTCCCAAACCAAGACATCAAGGGAAGTGTTTCTAATTTTTAACCTTAAATTTTTTTAATTAATGGCAGTCTACAAAATTTTCCCAGATAAAGATTCAACCATATATTCATCTCACCCCCAAATGAATACAGGTAATGATTCTATTTTGGAAGTAAAAAATGTTAATTTTAATTTTACTCCTCAAGTAGCAAGATCTATAATACAATTCAACCAAAAAACAATAAATGGTGTGTTAAGTGATTTAGTTCAAGATAATAACTATCACATAAACTTAAAATGTTTTATAGCTAAGGCCCAAGGGGTAAATTTTGATACTAAGTTAAATGTTTTTCCTATATCTGGATCATGGGATGATGGGAATGGAATGTACTTAGATTCACCTTTAACAACTAATGGTGTAAGTTGGGGTGTTAAAACAATCACTCCATATCAAGAGTGGGCTACTAGTTCTTTTTCTTCATACGTGACTTCATCTTTTTCACCTATTTCTCCTGGAGGGGGAAATTGGTATACTGGGCCCTTAAATACTAATCTCGAATTAGAGGGCACCCAAAATTTTAACCAAAATTCAACAAAGGATTTAAATATTCAAGTTACTGATATAGTGAATACATGGTTTTCATCTTCACAGGAAATTAACCAAACCCCTCAAATAGAAAATAATGGTTTTATAATAAAATTAAATGATGATGTAGAATTTAATTCAAATAAGGACATTCAACCAACATTCAAGTTTTATTCTTCTAACACCCATACTATATACCCTCCCCAACTAGAAATAAAATGGGATGATTCGGTATTTGAGACAGGAAGTTTACCCCCATTAGATACCCCGATTTCTTTTATTGGTCTAGCAAATAATCCTTCTCTCTTCACCCCAGAAAGTATTCATAGGTTTAGAATAAACACAAGACCAAAATATCCAGAAAGAACATTTAAAACATCATCTTTATATACAGAAAACCATTATATACCTAGTTCTTCTTTATACGCTATTAAAGATTTAGATACTAATGAGTTTGTTATAAACTTCGATTCTCAATTTACTAAAATAAGTTGTGACCAAAATGGTAACTATTTTGATATTTATATGGAAGGGCTAGAGCCTGAGAGATATTATAAAATTTTAATTAAAACAAATATAGATAATACAACTCAAGTTCATGATAACAAATATTATTTTAAAGTAATAAATGGATAAGAAATTAGATTTAAATAAAGAAACATTTGATAAAAATAAATATGTAAAAACTATTGATGTTGAATTCGAAGAATTAGGAGTAAACTCTATTTCTCAAGATATTCAAAATACACCTACAATAGAAGATTTTTTTGCTCTTTATGACGAGTTATTTTACGAAATTCCTGAACAAGGTGAAAATCAATCTCATGAATTTTTAGTAAAAAAATCAAGTGAATATATTAATTTCGATCAAGAAAATGAAGAAATCCAAGCTCTAAGAGAAGAAATTACTCAATTAAGGAAAGATTTGTTGGATTCCAAGATAGAAAATACTAAATTAAAAACCAACAGTAATATAGAAGACCAAGAAATCCAAAATTTGAAATCTAAAATTTCAGAAGAAAACCCTAAAGAAATCTTAGACAATTTAAAAGGAACTCTAAATAATGAATAATCATATAAAAATACAACAATTAAATCCTGAAACTTTCGAGTACCAAGATTATAAATTTGAGGATAAAAATTTATTAACTAAAAATCCTTTAACCACTCAGTTTATATCTTCAAGTGATTATATAGAGTTTTTTGTTTTTGATGAAAATAATCAAAAGATTTACCCTGATTATATAGATGTATTATCAGATTATATAGTTAAAAATAATGAGATATTACTTAATCCATCACAAAACCTGCAGGACCTAGGGTTTGATACTGAGGTATATAATGTATTATATAATTTTTATAGAAAAAGACTAAGTTCATCCCCAGAAACTCAATTCTTTATTAAAGAAATTTCTTCTGATAGAACAGAAATAAGATTAGATTCCAATATTATAGATTCAAAGGAATTAGAAGATAAAACTAATGAGTTTATAACATATAGGGACAATTCAGAATATTTTGTAGATTTTTTACTTAATTTTGGGGAAAATAAAACTGTAATAGCTAATAATATAAAATTAGACCAAGATAGTGGTGATACAACAGTTTTAATTAAACTATATAACCCATTACCTAATGAATTCCAATTAAAAACTAAGTTATGGGTTGTAGAGAAAATATCCAACCCACAATCCTATAAAGTAGAATTTCCTTTTACCCCAGATGTAGAACAGGATTTTGAATATATTTCAGGGCCTAACTTTAGCATAAATGTTCAAAATCAAAACATAAATACCACACCAGAGTTATCTTATGATACACTAGTAAATACATCTTCTCTTTCTATTAATTCTGAAATTAAAAATACTTTAAAAAATAAGGGAGTAGATGTAAATATTAATTACGAAGATTTTAATGATTTTATCCATTTTTCTTCAGCTAAAACTAGATTAGAAAATTTTATATATAAGGTACAATTATTAGAAAATTTAGACCAAGAATTATCTAACCTTTCAAGCAGCATATCATCTCCAGGGATTATATATAATTCTCAAAGTATAGCATTAAACAACCAAAAAGAAAGTATATTAAATAATTTTGATGGATATGAAAGTTTTTTATACTACCAAAGTGGGTCTGACTTTACTTATCCTAAACAAACTTCAACCCAACCTTATGAATTATACTCATCTAATTCAACCCAAGCTACTAATTGGATAGATAATATATCTCAACAAGCAGAATTATATGATATAAAAAACCAAAACCAATTAAAGTATACTATCCCTGAATACTTAAGGGAAGACCCTAATAACAGAAAATATGATCTATTCATAGATATGATAGGTCAACATTATGATAACATTTGGGTTTACACAAGAAAAATACAAAACAGGTTTTCAGGAGATAATAGATTAAATTATGGGATATCTAAAGACTTAGTAAAGGAAGCTATAGAAGATTTTGGGGTAAAACTATACTCTAATAGCTTTAATTTAGATGATTTATATAATTCTTTTTTAGGTATTAATTTAGAAAATAACTTACCATTTGTTAACATGACTGGTGATTACCCTGTTAATAATGGTCAAGAATACGTTGATAATTACATTACTTCTCAAAGTTCATATAACCCATTAAATAAAATAAGCAAACGCATATATAAACGTATTTACCATAATATACCATATATGCTTAAGACTAAAGGTACATTAAATGGGTTAAGAGCTCTTATTACCTCTTATGGGATACCTTATAATATTTTAACTATTAAGGGAGAAGCATTACCTCAAATTAATATTCAAGATAATACTTTAGTAACATCTTCACTTAGTGATAACCAACCTAATACTTTATCACCTTATAGGCAAATTCAAACTCCTTATAGTTCATCAAATAGGACTAAAGATTTAGAAGTAGGGTTTTCACTTCAAGATAAACTCAACCAAGATATATATGATCAATTAGGTGAATTAGATCTAAATATGCTAATAGGGGATCCTAGGGATATAAACAATTCTTCAAGAAGTTACCCTAAGTTAGATCAATTAAGAGATTCTTTCTTTAACAGTTACTTAAAAATAAGAGAAGTTAAAGATTTTGTACGAATAATTAAATTCTTTGATAACTCATTATTTAAAATTATTAAAGATTTTGTGCCTGCTAATACATCTTTATCAACGGGGGTTATAGTAAAACAACATAATCTAGAAAGAAATAAACAAAGACCCCCTCAAGTCTCTTGGGATGATAAAACATATGAGACCCAAGTTAGATCATTCCCATTTAATTATGAAAAAACTACTTTAGAAAAATATCAAGGACAAACTGGAGGTATATTTGATAAATTTAATAATATATCAACTTCACCATTTGCTTCTGTTTTAGGGTTAAGTAACAGGTTTAATTTAACCCAAAGTTATCAAGAGGAATTCAACACCACTTTGGGTAATATAATAGAGACCCAATCTTCACAAGAAGAATTCTATAATGGAGAATTTTCAGGTTCTGTATTGGAGATAACAGATCAAAATCTAAACCCATGTTGTGACCCATATAAAAAGTCCCCCAACAATCCAATATTTTACAAACCTTTTATTTTTAATAAAAATATAAATACTACAGATGGAGGTACAGTAACCCCTTTAGGATGGTCTGACCAATTTAATAGCCCCTTTAATGGGGAAATTTGGTTTTTAACCAAAAGAATATCTACATTAAATATTGTAAGTAACTCTCAATCAAAATTTTCTTTTCTTCCTGGAAATATAAATAATGAGTATGAAGTTTTTAGAGTTAAAATGGCTAAAATTGATAACAATGGGGTAAATTTAACTAGTTATTTAAGTAATGGGTTAGAAAGAATTGAATTTAATTTTTTAAATAAAAAATTAATATTATTTGTAGATTCTATAAACATATATTCAGAATATGTAGAACTAATAATAGATATTTCCAAAGGTCAAATTAAATTAACAGATAATAATTTAAGATATAATAATGGTTTAGTTGATTATCCTAATGATACAATAGAGAAAGGATCTAAAAACTATTTTGTAAGAGCTAATGGGAATTATACAAATTACAACCCAAACTCCCCAGAAAAATCTCAAGGGAAATTTTTAGGTAATAATATAGGGGGTGTAACCCAATTTTTTCAATATTATAACGGGGATGGAAGTATTATTGCAAACCCAGAAGAATATCATAATTTCAATACAGGGTCTTTAGACTTTATTAATAGTCAAAGTATAGGAAATGAATCAACAACTACAGGACTATACCATGGGGAAAAAGACACATATTTTTTTTATGAAGCTGCTTCAAAAAATATACTAACAATTGGGGGGGATAGTAGTGGACCCAATAATTCATCCATTTCTCTAACATCCAATGATATAAATTTAGAAGACAAATACTTCAAAACAACATTTCCAACACCATCATTTAACACAATAGATGGGGAAACATATACTACTAATACTATATATGGGCACCCTTTATTAAAACAAGGTGGCCTAACTTCAGGGGAAATTGAAGTAAATACAATATGGTTAAAATTACATTCAGTTTATGATAATGATGAATCTAGTGATGTAGATGATTGGACCCCAACTAATAACTTTTCCATATTTGGGAATAAAATAGGGGAATTAAAGGTTAGAATTATGTACAAAGATTCTCCATCTTCAAACCCACAAGAAGTTATATCTACACCTAAACAAGATGTTTATGTTACAAATGACCAACCTTTTAGTATAACATTTAACGAAATCTTAAATTTTTCTGATTATACAACAAGTGAAGGGGGGATGTTTTATGTGGAATATTTACTAGAGAAAGTAAATTCTGAAATTCCTTCTAATAAAGGAGTTAAATTAGTTAGTGCTCTTAACCCTTCATCAACTTCTGAAGTAGAATTTAATATAACCCATAATATAATAGAGATAAATAGTGGTTTATCTATTCCTGAATACGGGGAGTATGTTATAAAACAAACCCCAAATGTCCCCTTAAATTTTAATCTAAAAGTCGATTATAATACTTTAGGTTTAGGGTTTACATCTCCATCTTTTGATGGTTTATATCATTTTAGAACAAAGGTTACATCTATAACAGGCAATACATTCTCATTATCTAATTCTAACCCAGATTTTAATTTTATACCTTCTGGTTTCCCCAATAGTTTTTTCAATGGGGGATTAGACCCCCAAGTTTTTGATACCCAAAATATAACATTAAGTCAAGGAGTTATAAACTATAACCCGGGTACTTCCAACAATAGTAAACCTTTATTACTTCAATCAGGATCCGCAGATTTAAAATTCGTCCCTGAAGGGTTGAAATATAGTATTAATTATCAACCACCTAATGATTGGATTCCTTTCTCTGGAAGTAGTCTTTTAGGTACCAATTCAGATATAACGGGAAGTATTAATTCTACTTATGAAGATGTTTTTCTTTATAACAACGGGGATAAAGATGGGTTATTTATATTTGAATTTAGAGATGCCTATGACTCAGGGAATACTTTTCCATTATGGGATAAACAAGACAATTTTGAATTAATTGTAGTGATGGATGTAGTTAAAAAACCTGGCTCTACAGAGAATTCCCAATATACTATATTTACAACCACAGGAGATCAAAGGGATTTCTTTGGCAATACAAATATCCCAAGTGAGTCAGATTATAATTTTCCCTTAGGAGTATCAGCTTTTGACCAAAATAATAACCAAATCTCTCCTAATGTGGATATATTAGAAGAATCAAACCCTGTAACCTTTGTGTTTGATCAAGACTATTTAAAAAATCAAACTGACTCAACAACTAATAAGGATATTTTTATAAAACCTATGATAAATAATAACTATACTTTAAATTATAATATACTAAAATATAAATCTTATTTTTCATATAAAAAAGAAACAATAACCCCTTCACAAGGGGGGGCAGACACAGATGGGAACCCAGGAACAGGGATTGATGAAGATGGAAATGATGTAATTATACAAGGTTAAAAATAAAACTAAATGACAACAACAGCTACTTTAATAGATGTATCTCAAAGTATAACTAATGGGTTTCAAACATCTTCTGTCCCACCACAAGAGTTTATTACAGCTAGTGTAGAAGCTCGTATAAATTATATATCACCTTCTTCAAGTGGATCTAGTGTAATAAGTTCTTATACCGAACATAACTTTGTATTTAGTGCAAGTTATGGCGAAATTAATAATTTTAGACCAATAAACCTTAATACATCTTCCATAAAGGCAGTTGATCATATTAACGATGTTGATGGAATGTATTATATTGATTATAGATTTCATAATTTTCAAAACCAAAATAATATAAATTTTGGTACACCACCAGAAGTTAAATTAAAAGACACATCAGGTAGTTATATGGAAATAACCCAATCATTATCACCCCCTGATGCTAGTCAATACAAATTTACAGGATCTCTACAATTGTTCAAAAGTAATGAAAACTCTAATATAGGGGATATAGTAGCCAATCAAGATTTTATTTTAAATTCAAGTGGTTCCTCTGGATCTCTTAGTTTAAAAACAACATATTTAGGAGATTATAAATATAACGATAAATTTAGATTTGCTATATCATCCATAAGTAAAACCCCATCTTCAGGATTAGAGATTACTGCTTACACTTCTTCTATCAATCCTAGATACAGTAAATGGTCAATAAACCCTGATGCTCCATATAATTTATCTATAAATGGGTTAGGTTATAATTCTTCCCAACCTATTAATTCATTTATACCTAATTTTTATGGAGAAGGTGTTTTACCTTTTAATTTAGCTTTAAATTGCCAACCTCTTATTAATAATATTTTAACTTTAAGAGATAATCCTTTTCTAATGGATGTAGATTATACTAATATATTGGGTTCAATTACTCCTATAAACCAAGAACAATTAATAAACTTTACAGCTGATAGAGCTACGGTGCCTAAATCTAATTATAGTTCACTTAAATCTACATTATCAAGATATTTAGGATCTAAATCTTCTAATAAATTTATAAATAAATGGAGTATAGGAGATGTTGGAACCTTAGGAAAACTTCCTGGAGTAGAGCTTAGAAATTCTTATTTCGGATATTTTGATTCTATAGAAGACCCCTATCCAAATAAAAATGATTGTATTAAATTAAATTTAACTTATTTAGTAGATGGAGAAGGAAATGCTATACCTTCTTCTTTAAAAGGGTTAAGTAAAAATATTTTAGAAAAAACATTCCCTTTTAATTCTAAGGGTAAAATATCTTTATTAAAAGGGTTTGATGGGTTAAAGAAATTTAACGAATATTTTAATTTTTCTTTAATGACATCATACCCAACTCCCATAATATACTCCCAAAACTCCAGCAAAGGATATGTTACAGAAATTCCTATAACAGGATCAGAAAGAATATCCAGATTTGATAATAATGATAGTAACAGTATATCTTATTATACATTTACTGCTATAGGAAAGGGAAGTTCTTCTGTGAATAATTCCCAAAACTTTTCTACAATTTTATCCCCAACAGATGAAATAAAATTTGATTCTTCTGTTCCTACAGGCACTAATCCTTACAATAATGGAGTGATGACTTTTAATAATAATATTGATACTGCAGGGGAGGATTTATCAAATTCACAAAAGGTAAAGTTAGAGACTTCATTTACTACAACATTCGTTTACCAAACTAAAAGAACAAGGGATGAAATGAATGTAAAATTATCTTTAATAAATAATAATCAAAACATTCCATTTAAAGTCAAAGATTTAGAACTTACTGTGATAGAGGAAACAAACCCAGAAAAAGAATATAAATTAGGATCCGTAATAGGTGAAGGTTGGTTAAATTTTGTATCCAAAGAAAACCCTGGATTAAAAGATACCACTGATAAGCCCAAATTAGACCCATTAAATAGAACTCAAATAACAGTTGATTCAGAAATTCATAATTTTTTATTAGATAATGGGTTTGATCATCAATATAAAAAGAATTCAACTAAAGTATTTTTAAAATGGGACCTAACAGCAGATTCTGGGGATTATATTTTTAAAGGAGAAGATCAAGTTAAATGGAATATTGAAGGGTCATTTAAGGATACAAGAAATGATCTCCCTCAAAGTAAATTTTTCCCACCATTTTTTACAGATCACTTACCTACAAAAATATCTTCAATAGGTACCTTAGATCATTTATTTAACTTAGATAATAAAGCAATAGCCCCCTATTGGTTGTTTGGTTCTGAATTATCAAACCCAGTATCTACACCTAAAAATGTTATATTTATGGAATCTCCTAATATGAATGAGGCATATGGAAATTCTTTTTATCAGGGAGATTTAACTTACAACCCCTCAGATACCGAATATTTCCCAAATGGGTTAGAACCAGTTAATACCCAGTTTGATAAAATAGAATTCCCTATCAGATTTAAAATAGGGGATGAAATTAGATTTGCAAATAATGAGAATTATACATATAAAATTATAGATGTAACATCACCTCAAGAAAATATAATGAGTGATGGTAAAGGGAGAATTAAGCTTACTTTAAATAAACCTATTCCTGGTGATGTTAATAAAGATTTCTTCTTATTAAGAAGAAACATCCCTGATGCAAATAGTATTTATTTAAATACACAATTTCCTTACACAAAAGCTCAAAATTCCTTGGTTGGGTATACCTCTCCTGGTATATTGTATCCTGAATTTCCAACAGAGAAATTAAATGAGAGTGCTTCTGTTATAATAGAGAATTTAACAGATAAAGGAATATTAATATAATATATTTATTATTGTAATAAAATTAACAATTAAAAACTTATACCGTGGGATATCTTAACAATCAAATAGTGACAATAGATGCCATTTTAACTAAAAAAGGTAGGGAACTTTTAGCTAAAGGAGATGGCTCTTTTGCTCCAACCCAATTTGCTTTAGCTGATGATGAAATAGATTATACGCTTTACAACCCCCAACACCCATCAGGGTCATCATATTATGGTGAGGCTATAGATAATATGCCATTATTAGAAGCATTTCCTGATGAGCAACAAGTAATGAAACATAAATTAATTACATTACCTAGGGGAACAGCCAAACTTCCAGTACTAGATATAGGGTATGATTTTATAACTTTAAAACAAGGATCACAACTTTCTATTACACCACAAACCTTAAATTATTTAGGTAATCAACAAACTTTTGAAACCAGTGGTTATACAGCAACAATAGGAGATATTAGAGTATTATCCAAATTTATTGGAGGTAACCAAGAACAAGATCAAGCTAATAACCAAATACCAAATTCTACAACTGGAGCTAATTTATCAAAAACTATTTCTGGTAGTCAATTCAATTTAACATCAACAACTGTAAATACTTTATTTGGTACTCAAAGTGAATTAACTACTACATTAACTATAGTAGGGATAGATAGTGGAGCTAGAGTTACAGTTCCAGTAACAATTAAACAAAACCAATAATAACATGGGATTTAAAAAATTAGACAAAGAGGATTTTCTAGTTAGTTCAGATACTGTAAGCACTACAGTTTGGAGTAATAACCAACCAATCCTAGATACTTTTTTTACTTCATCAACACAAGAAGAAGGAACATCTGGACCTTATTATTTAAATATTTATCAAACTTCTTCAGAACAACCCGAGGCTGAAATTCAACTTTCAATTGCTTATGGTGATAATACAGGGGGAGGTACAGTAGATTTCAACCCTAATATTTCAGGAATATCTCCATCTAAAACAATATATGGGCAATATAGGACTTTAATATTGGAAAGTGAAAATTCTCAATTTACTTTTGGAGAGAATTACCAAACAGATTACTTTTATGTTTTATCTATAGAAAGAGCAAGATATAAAGAAAAACTTTTACCTGGTTCTCTAAATTTAAAATTAACTAATGGGGGTAATGAATTGAGTTTAACAGATAATTCAAAAATAAGACAATCTCCATATTATTTTGGAGCACAAAGGGCATATCAAATTGTGAGTGGGTCTAATGGGGAACCTCATGATAACAGTGATGGTTTTACTTCTAATGTAGGTTCTTATGGTTTATTTTTCCCGGATATAGCTACTATTATACTTAATGGTGATGCCTTAGATAACAATACCGAGGGTTTAGATCTATCAACAGATAGAACAATCAATTTTAGAGCGGATAACCCACAAAAATTATTTAATAGTTTAGATAGTATCGAACTAAATTCTCAGGAAACTATCACATCAAACTATGTTTTTATTAGAGCAAGAAATAGCGAATTTAATTATTCTGAAAACCCATCATATATTTCAGGATCAACGGGAGAAGTGGTATATGATTACTTTATAAACAACCCTCAAACTTATCCCACAACTATAGGCCTTTATAATAATGCTAATGAATTAGTAGCTGTATCTAAACTCTCAAGACCATTACAAAAAGATTTTACCAAAGAGGCTCTTATTAGAATGAAATTAGATTTTTAAATGAATGTATTTAAACAATTCAATCAAGATGATTTATTAATTTCCCCTATTACTTTAACTAAATCTTTTGAACTTCAAGGGGCATCTGAATTATCATATTTAGATATTCTAACTGATACTTCTATTCCTGGAAATAGGATGTTTGATTCTATTAAACACCTATATTATAGCAACTATATATCAGGCTCCAATGGGCAAATATCTAAAGCTACACAACCCCAATACAATTCAGATGGGACTGTAGAAGGTCCCTTTTACCAAACTAATAGATATAATTATGAGATGACTACTTTAAATCCTCATAAATATTTTTCTGATTTTAAGGATATTAGAATAGGGGTGATATCTATACCTCAAAGTATATTTGGGGATAATATAGAACCACATTCAGTATTATTAATGGATAATTCTGAAAAAGTAATTGTAGTTGATGATGGAAATGGGGTGCTTTACCAAAAAGGGAATAATAATAATATAGTAGGAAATATAATTTACCCTCATGGGATGTTAATTTTATATAAATATATTATAGATGATACAAATACTCTAATAAAAGATAAATTTACTTCCATAAATCTTCCTAATAATTATACTAATTTAATATCAACAGCTTCTAAAAAATTTCAATTTAAAAGTAATTATACAACTTATAAAACCCAATATAGGTGTGTAATATCTCCTAATGAATTTAATTTTAGTTCTAACCCCACTATAACTAAAGATGAGGTAAATTTAAAAGAAGAATTTAAAGAAACATATTTTTCTCCTTATATAACTACTATAGGGTTATACAACAAAAATAATGAATTAGTATTAATAGGTAAACTATCAGAGCCCTTACCTAAATCCCAACATAATGACACTACAATATTAATTAATTTAGATAGATAATGGGTAATATAAAACCTTGGATATTCCAAAATAAAGAAATAAACACTATAGATGATATGCCTAAAGGAGCATATGGTTTTATTTATGAAGTTACCCATTTACCTACACAACAAAAATATTTAGGTAAAAAAGTGTTATTTTACGAAAGAAATAAAAAATTGGGTAAAAAAGAACAACAAAAAATCAAAGAGGAAAGAAAACTTAAAGGATTAAGAGGGAAAACCCCGAGCAAGAAAAAGGTAATATTAGAATCTGATTGGAAAAAATATTATGGGTCTCATAATAAAATAGTAGAATTAATTAAAAATAACAAACACCATGAATTTAGTAGAGAAATTCTTATGTTTGTGCCCAATAAAAAAATGTTAACTTATTATGAGACTAAATACCTTTTTTTAAAAGAGGTTATTGAGAATAATGAAAAATATTTAAATACTAATATTTCGGGTCATTTTTACTCTAAAGACTTTCAAGATTTACCAAATCTAGGGTAAAAGTAATTATTTTTTCGTATCATCACCTATATGACAGATCAAATTCTAGTCACTCTAGTAAATTCAGTATTGGGGGTAGGAAGACCTACTGCAAGGAATAATTATGCATATAAATGTCCTTTTTGTCACCACCAAAAAACTAAATTAGAAGTAAATTTAACTAAAAATAAGGAGGGAGTTCATAAATGGCATTGTTGGTCTTGTGATACTAGGGGAAAAACTCTTTATAGTTTATTTAAAAAACTGAAAGTACCTCAAAATAAACTTTCTGAAGTAAAAAAAATAGCAGGAAATTATATTCCTTCTTTTACTAAAACAAACGAAGAACCACCTACTATTACTTTACCTAAAGAATTTAAAAAACTAGAGAATATTCCCAAAAGCGATATAGATGGAAAACATGCTCTCTATTATTTAAAAAATAGGGGATTATCTATTTATGATATATTAAAATATAATATAGGATATTGCAACTCAGGCCCATATAAGGACACAGTTATAATACCTATTTACAATGCAAATTATGAATTAATATATTTTGTAAGTAAAAATTTTAAATTAGAGAATGGGTGGTATAAAATGCCCCCTTTCTCTAAAAATTTCATACCAAACGAACATTTAATTAATTGGGATTTACCCTTAGTATTATGCGAAGGAATATTCGATGCAATTACAATTAAAAGAAATGCTATCCCATTATTAGGTAAAACAATACCCCAAAATTTAATGAAAAAGATAATAAAATCCACAGTTGAAAAAATATATATAGCTTTAGATGGGGATGCTAAAAAACAATCTTTTGAATTTTGTGAAAAACTTTTAAATGAAAACAAAGAGGTATATTTATTAAATATACAAGATAAAGACCCTAACGATTTAGGGTTTGAAAAATTTACTTCACTAATCCAAAAAACATACCCTATAGATTATTTTACATTAATGAAAATGAAACTTTATGACAAATAAATATCCAAGAAAATTACCCATATCTGAGGATTCAGAAATGATAACACTTCCAGATTCTAGATTTTATAAAAGAAATGGGAAATATTACCCATCTGTAACACATATCTTAGGGTCATACCCTAAAGGGAAGTATTTCGAAGACTGGTTAAAAAAGGTAGGATATTCTGCAGATTACCTAGTAAGAAAATCTGTGGAAGATGGCAAGTTAGTCCATGGAATGATAGAAGATTATCTAGGGGGAAAAGAAATATCCTTTTTAAATAAAAACGACTACCCAAAAATGGAGCCCCATGTATGGAAAATGTTTCTTAATTTTGTAAATTTCTGGGAAACTTATGAACCTAAATTAATAGATAAGGAAATACATCTATTTTCAGATAAATACCAAACGGCAGGTACCTGTGATTTAGTTTGTGAAATAAACAACCAATTATGGATTATAGACCACAAAACTTCAAACCATTTACAAACAGTATATGAATTACAAACTAGTATTTATTCAGAATGTTTTAAAGAGTGTTATGGGAAAACTCCTGATAGGCTAGGAGTATTATGGTTAAATAGTAAATCAAGAGGGCCTGATAAGAATGGTAAAGTATTAAAAGGGAAGGGGTGGGTATTACATGAATCTTCTAGAAGTCAAGAAGATAATGTCAAAATATTTGAGGCAGTAAAACAAATATTTGATATAGAAAACCCCAAATATAAACCTTATAATCAACAATTCCCTATAAAAGCCAAATTAAATATTTAGTGAAATATAATTAAATTATCTTTATATTTATAATAAGATATAATGTTATGATAAATTTATTATCATTAGTAGAAGATAAAAAAACCCAACCTAAAGCTTTACTTATGGCTGGGGCTCCTGGGTCTGGTAAGGGACATATATTAAACCAATTAGATTTAGGAGAAATTGAAATACTTAATTTAGATAACATTTTTATTAAATATTTAAAATATTACAATGTACCCCTAAATTTAAAAGATTTAAATAAAGATGATAGAAGTAAAGCTTCAAAAGCTATGACATATTCTTCTCAAAAATTAAAAAAAGAAATAATACCTAATTATATAGAAAAAAGAAAAGATTTTATATTAGATGGGACATCCTCTTCATTTAACCAAACTTCTCAATTAATTCAAACTTTACAAAGTAACAATTATAATGTTATGATGCTATTTGTTTATACTCATTTACACCAATCTTTAAAACAAAATAACGATAGGTTTGATAAATCTAATGGGGAAGATAGAAGCCTAATACCTTCTATAGTATTTAAAACATGGATAGATGTAACTAAAAATTTTTTTAAATATAAAAAGTTATTAAAAGATAATTTTATATCTATATCCAATTCAAACATAGAAGACAATAATTTTAATTTAAATTCTATTATAGCAAAACATATTACACCATTTCGCCCCACAGATTCTTCACCTAAACCAGAAAAAGAGGAACAGAAAAAGAAAAAAGAATTTGAAAAAAATAAACAGGATGCCCTAATTCTGATGGATGATGATTTTATACAAAGTGTACACAATAATTCATCTTCTTTAGAAGAAATTCAAAACACAATAAAAAATTTTATGAATGAATAATATCATAGACATTACAAAAGAAAGTAAATCCCTAACCTTAGAAAATAAAGTTATAGGAATTTATACTGGGGGTTTTAAGCCCCCTACAAGTGGACATTTTAATGTATTAAAACAAGCTTTAGAACAAAGAACTGATATAGATGAATTAATAGTTTTTATTGGTAATAAAAACAGAGATAATATAACAGCCAACCAATCTCAAGATATTTGGAAGATATATAAAAAATATATTGATAAACCAATGTCTGTTATTATATCCCCCGATAGCCCTATCCATTCAATGTTTAGTTTTACAAAATCTAACCCACAACATAATATAATATCTATATTGGGTGTAAGGGAAGGAAATGACCAAGATTTTAGGGATTTTAATAAAAAAACATATAATAATTACAAATATTTTAATTTAGATACTTTATTAATTACAACTAAAAATACAGTCTCAGGGACTAAAGCTAGGAATGCATTTAATCATTCTCTGGATGAATTTGTTGAATATCTCCCATCATTTCTTAACCAAAAAGAAATAAACCAAATAATTCAAATCATGTCAACCTCCAATGTTGAATTAAATGAAGTTCAAGGGTATCAAATTAAATATTGGGCCTTATATGCTCACATTTATGACCATTTAAAAGATGGAGATAGTAAAAAAATATATAAGAAGTTAAAAAGTAAATATGATGGGGAACAATTACAGGCCTTAGAATATTTTTATAATACTTATTTTAAAGATAGTAAAAAAAAACTAAATGAACAAGCCACATATTCAGATGATATAGATTACCAATTTTATATTAAAGAGGTAACCCAATATATGATATCTCAGGGTTATAACATTAAACCTCGCCCTAAAGTCATTTTAGTAAATAATAATAAGGAAATTGCTAAGGATTTTTTTGGTAAAACGGCTTACTATCTACCTGAAGATAAAGAAATAGTAATATATACTGAAGGAAGACACCCAAAGGACATAGTAAGATCATATTGCCATGAAATGATTCACCATATACAAAACCTAGAAGGAAGGTTAGGTGAAAATATTACTACAACTAACACTACCCAAGACAACCATTTAGAAGAAATAGAAAAAGAGGCATACCAAAAAGGAAATATAATATTTAGAAATTGGACTGATAGTATAACAAATCACAAGAATGTCCAAGAATCTAAATTTGCCACTGGTACTTATTTAAAATTAAATGAAAAAGATCCATTAGGTTTAAATGCATATACTATGGAATTAGCACGATTAGATGAAGACCCTAAAGAATTTTATACAATATATTGTGATATGGATGGGGTTTTAGTAGATTTTAATAAAGGATATAAAGAATTAACAGGTATTGATATTAAAAACCATTATTTCTCTGATAGCAAACAATTTTGGGACCCAATTAAAGAAGCAGGATCCAAATTTTGGGAAGAACTAGATTGGATGTCTGACGGTAAAAAGTTATGGAATTATATTAAACCATATACCCCCAAATTATTATCATCTCCATCGAGAGAGCAATCCTCCCACAAAGGTAAATATTTATGGGCAAAACAAAATATCCCTGGGGTTGAATTAATATTAAAACCAGCTCATGAAAAAAAAGAATTTGCTTCATCTAACTCAATATTAATAGATGATAAAGGATCTAATATTAAAGATTGGGAAGATAATGGTGGTATTGGTATTTTACATAAAAATACCTTTAAAACTATCCAAGAATTAAAAAATATAGGAATAAATGGATAATTCAGTTTTAAAAAAAGAATTTAGTGAAAAAGATATAAAACGTGTAAGAAATTTAGTTAAAGGAAAGCACGGAGAAAAAACCAAAAATAGCGTAGGATATGGTAAAAAATATGTAAAACACAACGAAGGTGATCAATGGGAAGAAGATGGAAAGTTATGGGAGGTTAAAAATGGGATAAAACAAAACATAACTAAATTAGATAAAGCCAAAAAAATAACAAATTTTCCATTATTTTGCCCTAATTGTGGTTCTAAAATGAAAGAAAGAATAGACAAACCATATATTAAAATTCATGGAGTTTGTTTAAATTGTGTTATAGAGAAAGAACACCAATTAAAAAAAGAAAATAAATGGACCCAATACCAAAAAGATATTAAAAATGATGAAATCGATAACTATATAAAAGAATTAAAGGGTTTTACCCAATCAAAACTAGATTCCACTTCAAACTCATTTATCTCAGAAGATGGAGATATGGAAAAATGGGTGGGGAAAATAAACCCCGAAGAAGTAAAAAAATATGAATCAGAAATAATAAAATATTTAGAAAGTCTAAAAGATACAAATTAATGTTAGAAAACAATTTAATAGCTATATTATTAGTGATGCTCTCTGCTATTATAGGACCTATATTAGTAGTAAAATATAAATCTTACCTAGAAAAGAAAAAAAAACAAGAGGAAAGCAGATCAATTTCAGAGAATTTTGCCACTAATGAATTAGTTGAAGAAGAATTAGAAAAAATAAAGGCCCACACAGGGGTTAATAGCCTATGGATAGCCCAATTTCATAATGGGGGAAAATTTTACCCCAATGGTAAATCAATCACAAAATTCTCTATAACATATAATTACCAAAATTTACAGTACCCAGGTATATCAAACACCTTAAATAATATCCCTGTGTCCCTATTTAATACATCACTATCAAAACTCTATAAAGATAAAGAAATATTATTACCTAATTTTACTGAAAAAAATAATTATGATTTGTCCCCTTTTAATAACAACCAAAAGGTTAAGTCTTTTTATTTATTTGCTTTAAACTCCATAAAAGGGGATTTTGTAGGGTTTATGGGGCTAGAATTCACAGAAAAACACCAAGAAATTAAGGAAGAACAATTGGAATTTTTAAGAAATAAATCTATAACCATAGGGGCAATATTAAGTATTAACTATAATAAATCAAAATAACTATAATAAATCAAAATAAATGGAAGATAATTTTAATGTTCATGAATGGAACCGTAATAGAAAAATATCGAACTACGAAAAAGGAAATAAATTAAACGAAGATTTTAATCCCCAAATAGCAGGAGGGAGCGTATACGCTATAGAAGTCAAACCAGTGGATAAAGCTAAAGTTGAGTTAAAACAAGATAATGGGCAAAGTATAGTGGTTCATGTTGATGATATTAGGAGTTTAATCAAGGAATTAAGAAAACAAGAAGAAGCCTTATAAGCCGCTTCTATATGTATAACCAAAAATAAAAAAATGAAAAAATCTCAATTAAAAAAAGAAATAAAAGAAAATATCTACTCTCTTTTATCTGAAGACGAAGACTACGAACAAGCACCCCGTGAAGTTGAACATGGGATATCCCCAGAGCCAATGGATGCCGAAGAAGACTTAATGGGAGAGTTAGATGAATCTAATAATGAGATAGACGCAGAACAAGATTTAATGGGGGAACTTGATAAACCTATTAATGAGGCAGAAGATGATGAAGGTGACGAAAATATAGAAGGTGAGGATCAAGAAGAACAATCTGATGAAGACTTACAGGATAAAGAAGGTTCAGAACCAAAACCACCAGAAGAATTCTCCAGTGAAGAACAAACAATTCAAGATTCTCTAAAAAGTGCTTATGATAGTGCTGTTAATATTCAAGATGAAAAACTAATAGATCAAATAGGCAACACCATTACAATGTTTACTAGAACTAGAGTTTTAAATAGGTAATAAACAAAATAATGAAGCCATCTGAACTAAAAAATAAAATAAGAAACCTTATCCCCCAAATATACAATGAGAAATTCAAACCTGAGGGGGAGAGTTCCCCATATCAAGAAATAAATAAATTCCCCACTTTAAAAAAAGTTATTGTGGATTTATTAACTTCTGAATATAATAAATTTATAGAATCCATAGATTGGGTGGCTCCAAGACCCACCACATTTAGGGTAAATTTATTAAACAAACAATTCTTTTATTTATCCCATAATAAAAAAAGTTGGGTGGCTGATATAGAAGGTAAAAAATATTATCTTCTTAATTTAGATGAAGAAGAAAGGGCTGCTATAGCTATTTCTAGAATCTTAGCTTATGGGGAAATGGATGATGAAAATTTAGAGGATTATGACGATGATGATGGTAGTTCCAATAACAACTCAACATCATCACCTTCAAGCTCAACATCTGGGGAATCATCTGAAGAAGATTTTAGTTTAGACGATGAAGATGTTGATGATGATGAGGACATAGAAAATACTTAATACAACCTAAGTTATGACTAATATAACTAAAGATACTTTAGTTAATGAAATTAAATCTAATCATTTTACCAATAAACAAATAAACAAAATATATTGTTTAACTACTGGGGTAAAATATGAGGATAAAATTATAGACTATATTTCATCCAAGGGAAAAGGACCCTCTCAAGTAGCTGAGAGAATATTTAATAAAATGTTGTCAACTGGAGATATAGTAAAGTATTCTTCTTATATTGAAAACCCAAAAAATTATAATTATTTAGGAAAGGAAGGAAATTTATTTGATAAATTTTCCTATTTCTCTAACGATTTAATAAATTTTATAATAAGACTAGAACCCTCAGTTAGCAGAATATCAACAGGTAAAGGGGAAATCTTATTATCTTCAATGTTAGGAGATATAACAGATTCAGATAATGGAGGGGATATTAAAACCCCTAATAAATTAATAGAAGTTAAAAACCGGGGAGCAATCCCTATGGGCCAAAAGGCTCAATTTAATATTAATACCATGAATAATCTGTATGAGGTAATGGAAAAAAGATTAAACCCTAAATTAAATAAACCCATATATTTTAAAAATTTTAAAGGTAAAAGACCATTCCATAGAATGGGTTTAATTTATGAGGATATATATAAAGAAGATAAATTTTTAGCATCTTGTTATGTAGAGTTTTTATGGGAAACATTAAAACAGTTATATAAGGGATTAAACTTTGAGGGGCTTGTTATTAAAAATTATATTACTTCTTCTAAGATGGAATGGGAAAAATTAGAATTAGATATATGTAAAGAAATAGTAAATTTTTATATCAATTCAGAAAATTTTGAGGAAATATTATTTTTAGATGATAAAAAAGGAGACTATAAAATTATACCTAACAAAGATTTAACATATTTATTAGGGAATGAAATAAAGATTACTTTTAAAGATGGACTACCCCGTTGGTCCTATAAATTTTAACTAATATGTGTAATTGTGGATGTTCTAAATGTAAGTTAAAGATTAAAGGTCCTTTACTACAAGAAAATAAAGTAAAGTTTTTACTATCTGAAGGTCTTAATTATCACATAAATAACAATATTCCATTATCCGAATCAGTTTATAGAATAGGTTCTGAAAAATATTTATCTTTAATAAAAGAAGCTAGAAAATTATATAGTAGAAATCTCATAGATTTAAACGAAAATGATAGAGATTTAATAAATAGCCATTTAGGTTATTTTGGTAATTATAAGGGACAAAAAGTGCCCTTAGATTTGCCTATAATAAACAACAAACTTAATGAGGCTGAATATCAAGGTAAAGATGTAGAACTTAACAAACCCAAAAGGGGGGGATCAAAAGCATATTATGTTTATGTTAAAGATGGAGATAAAGTAAAAAAAATATCTTTTGGATCTGGAGGATTAAGAGCAAAGATAAATGATAAAGACGCTAGAACGGCTTTTGCTAAACGTCATAAATGTGGGCAAGGTGAAAAGAAAACTTCTGCTAAATGGTGGTCATGTAGGCTCCCTAAATTTTCTAAACAATTAGGACTAGGAAGTAATATTAATACCTACTGGTAAAAACATAAAAACATGAGTTCAAATTACCAAACATATCAAATTGAAGGGATAATGTCCATTAATACCAAAGAAGAATTCCAAGCTGGTGTTATGGCACAAATAAGAGCAATCCCAGGGGTAACAACAGTTGGTTTCCACCCATATGAAAAAGAAGGGGGTAACTATCAAGCAGTTATAGATAATACCAATTATAGGGGGGACTTAAAAATAAAAATTAACACATTCCCATTTAAAAAGTTCAACAAAAAGAAAAACTTAAAAGAAATTATCAAAAGGATTAATTCTATAAAGGCTGTTAATTCTTTTAGACCTAAATTGAGCACACTATTAGAACATGAAACCATATAAAGACAAAAATAACATTAGAGAATTCTCAAAGGACATAAACCCCTTAGATTTGATATGGCACAAAGATGAAACTAATAGGTTAGTTGAAGTATTAGAGGGTAAAGGGTGGAAATTCCAATTAGATAATGAATTACCTTTTGAAATTAAAGAAAATAATATTATATTTATACCCAAAGGTAAAACCCATAGAATAATTAAAGGAAATACAAATTTAAAAATAAAAATAAATGGATAATTTTAATCTAAAAAAATATCTAGCTGAAGGTAGGCTATTTAAAGAAAATAAATAATTATGAGTAATTTCAATTTAAAAAAGTATTTAGCTGAGAAAAGGTTACTAAAAGAAAACTTTGGGAATCCTAAAAATAAAAAACCCTTAAAAGAGGGAGAGTTGGAAGTTAAAGAAATTGATAATAGAGATATTACCACAACAACTTTACATTTTTCAAATGGAGACCATATAGAGGTAAACCCTTTAGAATTATTAGAAAATAACTTAGAAAATTCAGGACAAGATGACATAGCACAACAAATCAATAAACTTGTAAACCAAGAACAAGATGAGGAGGTTAAAGAATCTGAATTAAAAGAAGAATCTGGACTCAAATTCTCCCAAGTAAAAGAAGGAAAAATATATACAACAGTAGAAAATTTTGGAATTTTCCAAGAGGGAGATAAAGTTATGGTTGATAGTGTTTCTAATATAGGACAAGAAGTAGTTTTAGAATTAAAAAATACCGATGGAGAAAATGATAGTATAAAAGGAGATTTAAGTGAACCTGTAGAAGTATTTAAATAATTACATTTAGCCTGATTCATAGCCAGGCGATATATAATAAATTACCAAGGCATCTGTGGCGCCAATTATAGGAATTGGCGCTTTTTTTAATTATATTTAAGAATTAATAAAAATTAGTATATGAATAAACATGACAAAAAAATAGTAATAGTAGGTGGAGGAGTATCTGGTGCTTGTGCTGCAACAAAGTTAGTAGATAACGGATATCCTGGGGAACTTATAACCATTATAGATATGGGAAAAGATCCTTATAATAGAAAACCCGAAGAAGTAATGTCAGGATGGTTAGGATGCGGAGGATGGAGCGACGGTAAACTTACTCGCCACCACCAAATAGGGGGACATTTATCAAAATATGTTGGCGAGAAAAGGGCATATGAATTAATGGATGAATCCATTAATCTATGGAAACGTTATCATCCAAAACCATCTGAAATGATGTATTCAAACCCCACTGAGGAACCTGATTTTATTAAACCTTATTTTAATCTTAGATTATTTGGGGTACACCACATAGGTACTGATTATTTACACGAGATAGGTAAAAATTGGTATGATGATTTAGTTAGTAAAGGGGTTAATTTTAAATGGGAGCAAAAAGTAACTGCTATCGATTTTAAAAGACATAAACTTACAATAGGAGATAAAAGGAAGGAACCATATTCTAGCGAATATTATGACAAACTTATTTTTGCTGTAGGTAAAAGTGGTATAGATTTTGGTAAACAATTAGAAGATCAATATAAATTTGAAACCGAACCTAAACCAGTACAAATAGGGGTACGTTTTGAGGCACCACAACACCACTTTCAAAAGCTAATTGATATATCTTATGATTTTAAGTTATATAAAAAATTTGAAGAAGAAAGAGTTAGTTTAAGGAGCTTTTGTACCAACAATAACGCAGCCTATGTGGCTTTAGAAGAAACTTATGGTGATTATAGTTATAATGGTCATGCCAAGAAAGATGAAAGTTTTAGAAATGATATGACTAATTTTGGTATTTTAATGCAAATACATGGAATTGAAAACCCATTTGAATGGACCAGAAATGTAACCAAAAAATTACAAAAGAATGGTAAAGGGTTATTTTATTCTCCATCTCGTAAACCTTCACTTACATCAGAAGGGGAAAGAGTCCCAACTCATCAAGTAGAATCTCTTGATGTTTTAAAAGATGCTATGGGGGAAAAATATGCTCAATATTTAATAAGTTTTATTGAAGATCTCAAAAAAGTATTCCCTACATTACAAGATGATTATGGGGTGTATATGCCTGAGGTAAAATACCTTAATTCTGAAGTTAAAATAGACCATGATAAATTCTCCATTTTAAAATATCCCAATGTGTATTTTACAGGGGATGCATTAAGTGCTAGGGGAATAACAGTCTCAGGTTCGCATGGTGTTTTGGCGGCAGAATCTATAATAAAAGGGGAATAACAGTTTCCGGAAAGACATACAAAAAACCGCATATGGGTTTAAATGGAAATATGTGGAAAATATATAAATTTTTATTATATTACGTAAAAATAACAACTATGATAGGAATAAATGATAAAAAAACTCCATTCCCTAAAAGTAAAAAACTATCCAAACCTGATGGTACTATAGCTTACACATGGGATGGGAAATTACATAATTGGGATGGCCCAGCCCTAATTCCAGAAGGAAACATAAAAAAAGCTGAGTACCATTTATATGGTTTACCATTAGATAAAGAACAATGGGAAGAAAAAAGATCCCAAAGAGAGGGGTTACCCTTTTATAAAAACCAATCAATGAAAAGTCAATTATCAGATTATAGAAATTAAATATTATGAGAATCGGCATAACAGGCACACAATCTACAGGAAAAACCACTCTAGTGAATTTGTTATCTAAATTAGATGAATTTAAAAATTATGAATGTGTAACAGAAAGAAGTAAATATTTAAGAGATTTAGGTATTCCCTTAAATACTGATTCCACTTTAAAGGGACAAACATTATTTTTAGCTGAAAGGTGTTCTGAATTATTAAGAGAAAATGTTATTACTGATAGAACAGTAATAGATGTTATAGCATTTACCCTAAATGCTAAATCTATTCCCGAAGAAGAAAAACAACAATTTAAAAACTATGCTTTAAATTTTATATCTGAGTATGATTATATATTTTATATATCACCTGAAGATATTGATATAGAGGATAATGGTATAAGAGAAACAAACCCAATTTATAGAAAAATTATAGATAAAACAATTTGTAATTTATTAGGTGAATCTAGTATTAAAGACGACAATATATATTCAATCCATGGTTCCAATAACCAAAGAATTAACCAAATATTAAATTTTTTAAATTTATAATATATTTATAAATAAAAACATTCACCAATGAAAAAATCTAAATTAAGATCCCTTATTAAAGAAGAAATTATGGAGTTATACACTCCAGAAAGTCAATCTCAAAATATCCAAGAGATGGCTAAAATTAAGGACGAATTAAAAACATCCATAGAGAAGGTAATAAATGATAACCCTGATTTAACGGGTTTACCATTAAAAAAAGCTATCAAATCTGACCCAGACGTGGTTGATGCCTTAGGAGATCAGGATTTATATGATAATCAATTAAATAAGTTTATTGCAACTACAAAAGGGGAAAGAACACCTGGAAAAAGAGGTAGAAAACCTGATCCTAATAAACCTAAAAAACCAAAGGCTAAAAATGGTAGAGGAAGACCTAAGTCAGCCCAAGACAAGAAAAAAGACTCAGCAGCTACTACTTCAAAATTAGGAGGTAAAAAATATTATGCCAAGAAAGGAGGAGATGAACCTTCGGATGAAGAATTAAGAAAATTAGCTCGTTCAGGAGGGGGCAGAACTAGTGATAGAACTGAACAACTTAGAAAACAAGAAAAAAAGAAACTAATGAAAGCCTTTTTAGATGATATGAAACAAAAAGGAATTGTTAGTTCAGCTGGAAAGGTATTAGATAAAGAAAAATATGATGCTGCTAAGAAAGTAGAAGTACCTAAAATTCAACAAAAGGTTAACCAACTAAATGAATCAAAAAAAAGATAAATTAGAATTATCAAAAGTTATGGATCAACTATTTTCTTTGGATTCCTTTTTGGGTAAATTTTCTGAAAGAGAAGATATTGAAAATTTAGTTACTAAAGTTATTAGAGCCAATGATAACTTAAAGGGAGCTTTGCATAACCTTTCAATGAAATTATAATAAATGCCTGATTTAAAAAAGATTATAGCACAAGAATATTTAAAATGTGCTAAGGATCCAATACATTTTCTAAGTAAGTACTGTTATATATCCCACCCCCAAAGGGGTAGGATATTATTTAATTTATATCCTTTTCAGAAAGCTGTAATAAAATCATTTTTAAATGAAGACTATAATATAGTTTTAAAATCAAGGCAGTTGGGTATATCTACTTTATCTGCTGGTTATAGTTTATGGTTAATGTTATTTCATGAAGATAGAAACATATTGGCTTTAGCCACAACCCAAACTACAGCTCGTAATTTAGTATCTAAAGTACAATTTATGTACGAGAATTTACCTTCTTGGTTAAAGGTAGATTATTTAGAAAATAATAAATTGTCTTTACAACTTAAGAACGGATCTAAAATTCATGCTAAACCTTCTAGCCCTGATGCTGCCAGATCAGAAGCTGTATCTTTCTTAATCATAGATGAGGCAGCTTTTATTAGAAATATTGCTACTACATGGGCATCAGCACAACAAACCTTAGCCACAGGTGGAGCTGCTTTAGTTTTATCTACACCTAATGGGGTGGGTAATTGGTTTCACCAAATGTGGAGCAGAGCAGAATTAGGAGAAAATGAGTTTATACCCATTAAACTTAGGTGGGATGTTCATCCTGAAAGAGATCAAAAATGGAGAGATGATCAAGATCAACTATTAGGGGACCCTAGATTAGCAGCCCAAGAATGTGATTGTAGTTTTAATTCATCTGGAGATACAGTTTTCTATACGGATTATATAGAATATTTTGAAAAAACTTATCAAAAACCACCCCTAGAGAAAAGGGGAGCTGACCAAAACTTATGGATTTGGGAATCTCCTAATTATACTAAAGACTATATAGTAGTAGCTGACGTAGCCCGGGGGGATGGGAAAGATTACTCTGCTTTCCATATAATAGAGATAGAGAGTAATACTCAAGTTGGAGAATATAAAGGACAAATCCCAACCAAAGATTTTGGTCATTTATTAGTTGGTGTGGCTACAGAATATAATAATGCTTTATTGGTAGTTGAAAATGCTAATATAGGCTGGAATACAATACAAGTAATTTTAGATAGACAATATCAAAATTTATATTATTCACCCCGAGGAGGAGCAAAAGTAGATGCGTATTTTGATAAATATATGGATGTAACTAACATGGTTCCTGGGTTTACCATGTCTACTACAACTAGACCTATGGTAGTGGGGAAAATTCAAGAAGTAGTAAATGACCAAGAAGCCGTAATCCAATCTAAAAGGCTTTTAGAAGAAATGAAAGTATTCACATGGCATAATGGTAAAGCCCAGGCACAACAAGGGTATAATGATGATTTAGTAATGAGTTATGGGATAAGCCAATATATAAGAAGTACAGCATTAAAAGCAAGAACTTTAAATTTAGAGGCAACAAAAAATTCCCTTAATAGTATGAGTACATCAAAAGTAACTTATACAGGGGGTTATTCACCTACAGATAGTGACAACCCATATAGTATGGATGTACATGGGAACCAAGAAGATATTTCATGGTTACTTAAATAAATAACAAAATAAAATTTATGGCAGATAAAAAACTCTTCCCAAGATTAAAAAGACTATTTTCTACAGATGTAGTTATAAGAAATGTTGGGGGGGACCAGGTAAAAGTAATAGATAGTAATTCAATTCAATCCTTTGGAGGACTACAAACAAACTCCCTAGTAGATAGATATAGCAGAATACATAGCAGTACTTCTACATCTTTATACGGGGACCAATTCAACTTTAATTACCAGTATTTACGTCCTCAAATGTATACTGAGTATGACATGATGGATAAGGATGCTATTATAGCATCAGCTTTAGATATTATAGCTGATGAATCTACCCTGAAAAATGATATGAATGAAATATTATCTATTAAATCTTCAAATTATGAAATCCAAAATATTTTATATAACTTATTTTATGATGTTTTAAATATAGATTTTAATTTATGGTCTTGGGTTAGACAGATGTGTAAGTATGGAGACTTTTTCTTAAAACTCGAGATAGCTGAAAAATATGGTGTATATAATGTAATCCCTTATACAGCATACCATATTGAAAGACAAGAAGGATTTAATCCAGAAAACCCAGCTGATGTAAGGTTTAGGTATGAACCTAATGGTATGTTTAGCCTATCATCGGGGATGCATAGAATACCTGGGAAAGATACAGGGGATGAGACAGGCATATTTTTTGATAATTATGAAATGGCCCATTTTAGATTAATTTCAGATGTTAATTATTTACCTTATGGGAGATGTCTAACGGGTGATTCTAGGGTTTATACTGAGGATTCCTATAAGGAAATTAAAGATATTAAAAAAGATGACGAAGTTTGGACTTTCAATATTGATAAAGGAGAATATGAATTATCCAAAGTATTAAACACCACTAATTCAGGAGTTAAAAACATATATTCTGTGAAAACAACTCATAATGAGGTACGTGGAAGTGATAACCATCCAATATTAATATGGGACATTAAAAGTAATACTCCCCAATATAAACAGATTAAAAATTTAAACAAAGGAGATTTTGTAGTTCATTATAATAACCCAAGCATTAAATTGTATAAAATAAAATCTATAACGGAAGAACTTCCTGAAGAAACTTATGATATACAAGTAGAAAAAAACTCTAATTTTATAGCTAATGGTATTATAGTTCATAACAGTTATATAGAACCCGCCCGTAAATTATTTAAGCAATATACTTTAATGGAAGATGCTATGTTAATTCATAGAATAACAAGGGCGCCTGAAAAAAGAATATTTTATATGAATGTTGGGAATATACCCCCTAAAGAAATAGATGGTTTTATGCAAAAGACCATCAACAAAATGAAAAGAACCCCCCACTTTGATAAAAAAACAGGAGATTATAATTTAAAGTACAACATGCAAAATATGATGGAAGACTTTTACCTCCCAGTTAGGGGTAATGATGCTACTACAAAGATTGATACTTTAAAAGGCATGGAATATGATGGTATAAAAGATGTAGAATATCTTAGAGAAAAACTATTTGCTGCCTTAAAAATACCTAAAGCATTTATGGGGTATGAAAAAGATTTAGAAGGTAAAGCTACATTAGCAGCCGAGGATATAAGGTTTGCTCGTACAATAGATAGATTACAAAGAATAATGGTTTCTGAGTTAAATAAAATAGCTTTAGTTCATTTATATGCCCAAGGTTATAAGGATGAGAATTTAACTAATTTTGAACTTTCATTAACCTCCCCATCTATAATATTTGAACAAGAAAAAACAGAATTACTTAAAAGTAAGGCGGAATTAGCCCAAATGTTACTTAGTGAAGAGTTAGTCCCTACAGATTGGATATATGATAATGTATTTAATTTTAGTGAAGACCAATTTAATGAGTATAGAGATTTAATAAGGCAAGACGCAAAAAGAAAATTCAGAAACACCCAAATATCAAGTGAGGGAAATGATCCTCTTGTATCAGGAAAATCATATGGTACCCCTCATGATCTAGCATCATTATATGGGGAGCACAGATCATCTTCTAATGATAGTGGTTTACCTGAGGGTTATGATGAAGATAAAACACCTATGGGTAGACCTAAGGATAGTATAACCAAAAGAAATAAACAAGAAGATAATTTTGGTAAAGATAGAACAGGAACGAAAAGGATGAAGGATATAGATAAAAATGATTCTGATGATGTAAACCCAAAATCTAAAAAACCTGCCATGGAATCTAAGGGTAAATTAAGCCTACAAAAGAAAGAAATGTTGAAAAAATTTGATAAAAAAGTATTAATTTATGAGGAAGATAAAAATAATGATGATGATTCCTTTTTAAATGAATCACAACTTAAGGAATAATATATTTAACATATTTATAACAAAATTAAATTGTATTATAAGTGAATATCAACCATAGCAAGTACAAAAATACCGGACTATTATTTGAATTATTAGTTTATCAAACAACTTATGATTTTTTAAAAGAAGGAAAATCTCCTGCTCTTAATTTACTTAAAAAATATTTTGTGAAAGGGGAATTGGGTCATGAATACAGGTTATATGAATCTATACTTAAAACCAATAATTTAAATGAAAACAAAGCCTCTTTTTTATTAGAGAATGTACTAAAATCTTCTACAAAGTTAAATAGGTCTAAATTAAAAACTTTAAAATATAATTTAGTTAAAGAAATTAAAGAAAATTATAATGAGGGTGAATTTTTCTCAACCCAAATCCCCCAATATAAACAATTGGCTTCCATTTATACATTAATAGAGGCATATAATTCTTCTAATCCTGTTAACCCAAACCAAAGTCTAGATAATCAAACAACTATTTTAGAACATTTAACTGAAGATATATCAAATAAAAAAATTGAAAAAGATCACATATTAGAAAAATATAATAACTCAGATAAGGATTTAAAAATTTTAACCTACAAATTATTACTAGAAAAATTTAATAAGAAATACAACAACTTAAACCCAGAACAAAAAAATATTCTTTCGGAGTATATAAATCTATTAGAATCCACACCTAAACTTAAAGGTTTTTATAACAATAAAATAGAAAAATTTAAGAACCAAATAGAAGAGAAGATTCCAAAAATTCAAAATAAAGCTACCAAAATAAAAGTAGAAGAAGTTTCTAAATATTTAACTAAATTAGATAAAAAGTCTAAAATTAACGAAGACCATTTAGTTGATTTGCTTCAATATAGTGGTCTAATAAAAGAAATAGATTCTATTCATGAGTAAACAAAAAAAAGAAACATTTGAAAATGATATAGAGGTAACTTTACCTAGCAAAACAACCAAAAAGGCTAATTATCGTATAAATAATGCTAGAGAATTTGCTCAAGTTATATTAAATGTTTGGGATAAATTAGCTAAAAATGAGAGTGAAACTACTTCAACACAAGGATATTTAGAACAGGCAAAAGAATATTTAAAAATGGCCTCTGGGGAAATAGAAGAAATATCCACATCGGCTGGAGCAGGGGGATATTTATCAAAGAGGACATTCAAAAAAACCCCTAAACACTATAGAAAAGCATTTAAAATAAAAGAAAATAAGGGTGCCAATTTAGGGATGGGCCCAAAAGCATCTAACGATGGGGTTAGAGACAATATTTATGTCAAAAAGTTTAAATATAAATTAGTTAATAGAAAAAAATTAACAAAGAATTCAAAATCTATGGATTATAAAGATCTGTGGGGAAAAACATATAAATAATGAGAACATTACAAGATCAACATTTACTAATAAAAGAGGGAAAGGGAAGTAAAGATATATTTCTAAAAACTGCTAAAAGCCAATACCCAAATCTTATAACAAACCCAATGAGTTACCAAGAGGCATCCCAAATTTTAGAGAACAAAGGGATTATTTCAGAAAATGTTCAAGGGTTAGAGGCTGTAGGTAATTACCATTCCCCTGACAAACAACCTTTTGAGGTAAAATTTGATAATTTTCTAAAAGAGGCTCAATCAAAAGCTAACTCTAAAAAAGTTGATGGTGAAGTTAAAGAGGCATCTAATAAAAATTATGATTATGAAGATTATAAAAACTTAGATAATCAAATAGGTCAAGAAGTTCAAAATGGTATTTATTTCGAAGCACAAAAGAACCCTGATAAATCTATAGAGGAGGTTAAAAAAATAGTATCAAAAAACTTAAACAAAGACTCCCAGTATTACATGAAAAATGCTGCTTTTGGGGTAGAGGGAATTGGGTATAAAGAATCTGAACAAAAACAGGTAACAGGTAAACATGCCTCAAGTGGTTATTCTGAAAAACTTAAAAAATTAGCTAAAGAATCATTACTTAAAGAAGGAATTCATAATAGAGATATAACTTCAAATTCTCAAACTAAAGAAGGGGTAAGTGAAGGTGAAGGTGATGAAACAAACAGTGTAGATGATGAAGATATTGAAAAAACCCAAGAATTAACTAATGCTGTCCAAGATTTAGATAAAGCTAAAGAAGAAGCAGGTATTGAAGAGGAACAAGAAGAACCCAAACCAAAACCAAAAAAGAAAAAAAGACAAACTACAGATGATAAACTGAAAGATATAGAAACCCAATCTGAAATAGTAACATTAGAGACTAAATTAGATACCTTAGATGAAATTATAGAATCTAAAAACCAAAGGATATCAATGGTACAAGAAGACGAAAACCTTTCAGATTTAGTTGATAAGAAAAAAATAAAAGAACTTCAAAAAGAAGTAAAAAATTTAGAAAAGCAAAAAGCAAAGTTAGAGAAATTATACGAGAAAAAAAGTGGCAAATCCTATCAAAAAGAGGAAGTTATTGATGAAGATGAAGAAGAAGATTTTGATAACTAAAATATTTTAAAAATAATGTCAAACCAAAAACTTTTAATAGAAACTCACCTTCTTAAAAACCAAGTTCGCCCATTAAACGAAAGCACAAATCATGATAATGGAAATTTAGTAGTAGAAGGTATATTAGCTACAGTTGAAGTAAAAAATGGTAATGGTAGATATTACTCAAGAGATATTTGGGAAAGGGAAATTGAAAAATACTCCCCATTAATAGAACAGAGAAGAGCAACAGGAGAACTAGACCACCCAGAATCTCAAGTTATCAACTTAAAAAATGTATCCCATATTATTAAAGAATATTGGTGGGAGGGTAATAATATTATAGGTAAAATTGAAATATTACCAACCCCATCAGGTAAAATATTAAGAACACTTATAGAACAAGGTATAATAGTGGGTGTATCTTCTAGAGGTTTAGGATCACTGGAAGAAGTAGGGGGCATAATGGAAGTTCAAGATGACTTCGAATTATTATGTTTTGACTTTGTATCAACACCTTCCAACCCAAACTCATTTATGTACCCAACAAGTAATAATTTAAATGAATCCATGGTTAAACAAAGTACTGATTATTCTAATATTAACAACATAATATATGAAATCCTTTGTTCAAAAGGATCTTGCCCCTTAGAATAAATTTTAAATTTTAATTATTTTTTAAGCCCCTTTTCGGGGCTTTTCCTTTCTTTTCTCCCCCCACCATATGTATAAGCAACAATGTGCCATTTTTATGGTACCTTACTTCGTATTAACTATTATTATGTTTTTCCAATAAACATACTTCACTAAATAAAATTTTAGGAAAAATTATGTCAAACAAAAGAGATTTATTAAAAGAGGCAATAGCAGACGCCAAAACGGTTAAAGAAACCGCTATTAAAAACGCAAAAGCTTCATTAGAAGAAAGCTTTACACCACATTTAAAATCTATGCTTTCAGCTAAATTACAAGAAATGGAAGATGATGATGGAAGTGATGATGCTGAAACCACTTCTGAATCACAAGAAAACCAAAATGAAGACAACATCGATGAAGGTGAAACTGATGAAGATGTTAATTTAAATGAGGTTGAAGATGATGATACTGAAGAAAATGTTGAAGACGTCATTGATGATGAAGGAGAAGGTGATGATAATGAAGAAATGTCTTCTGAAGAAGATGAAGAATTAGATATTGAAGACATGTCAGAAGAAGATCTTACTAAATTTATAGAGGATATAATTTCAGACATGGTCGAAAATGGAGAAATTGAACCAAATTCTGAAGATGAAGGAGATGTTGAAGATGTTGAAATAGAGGACAATGATGATGAAGTTGAAGAAGAAGAAGATTTAAATGAAGATGGTTTTAGTGGGAACTATGAAGATGACACAGCAGAAGCTACAGGAGGATTAGATAATATAATCCAAGATTTACAGGCATTAGTTAAAAAAGGAGGACCAATGGCAAAAAAAGCTTATAAAGCTCTTGAAGATTTAGGTTCAGCAGCTGGCCAAGCAATGAGAAATGAGAGTGAGTATGAAGATGAAGATCTAGATGAAGCACTTAAAACTATAAATAGCCTTAAAGGAGAACTAAAAGAAGTTAATTTATTGAATGCAAAATTACTTTATACTAATAAGATTTTCAAGAATAAATCTTTAACCGAAAGTAATAAGATGGAAGTTTTAAAATCATTTGATAAAGCTGAAACAACTAAGCAAGCTAAAATGATTTATGAAACATTAAACTCCAGCATGAAATTTAATTCAACTTCAAAAAGAAAACCTAAAAAATTTAAATCTCAAGCATCAAAAGCATCAGGTATAACAGAGAGCCAAGTAAGAAAACCAATAGTAAAAAATGATGCCTTTGATAGAATGAAAGAATTGGCTTTTCACAACACAAACAAATAATAATAATAATAAAAAAATAACAAAATGAGTTTACAATCATTATTAGAAAGCGCTAACAACCAAAAATCGATGCAAAGTACTGCAGCGAGGTTAGCTAAAAAATGGGAAGCAACAGGCCTTTTAGAAGGGGTAGATGGGGCTTACAAAGATAACATGAGTGTTATTCTAGAAAACCAAGCAAAACAACTTGTTGTTGAGCAATCATCAACTGGTGGAGGTGCAGGTTCAGAAGGTACATTCAACGCAGGACAAGGCGAACAATGGGCAGGTGTAGCCTTACCATTAGTACGTAAGGTATTTGGACAAATTGCAGCAAAAGAATTTGTCTCAGTTCAACCGATGAATTTACCTTCAGGTCTGGTATTTTATTTAGATTTCCAATATGGAACAGATAAAGCACCATATTCTAAAGGAGAATCATTATATGGTAATAGAGGTGGAAATGAGCCATTTGGTAACACAAATGAAGGTGGTTTCTATGGAGCTGGAAGGTTTAGTTATTCAATTAACAATACCGCATCTAAAGGGATTAATTTCACATCATCATCTGCATCTTATAAAGATGTAGGGTTTGATTCTGATTATTCAGCATCAGTAGCCGCTGGAGACTTAACAAAAGTAACAGTTGCAGCCTCTGACTTATCAGAAAATTTTGATAGAGAGGCAGTAAGAGCATTTGTAATATCAGGATCAGGTTTATCAGCTGATGACAACATTCCAGCCTTCACAGAGACTGATGGAAGTGACATTACATTTATTTTACCTACAAATAAAGTACCTTCTTCTACGGTAGATGTACATTATTCATTACAACCAACAGATCAATTTAGAGGTGATTTCGAAGATGAAAATCCTGGATTAAACCCTGAAAATGGAGATGGAATCAACATCCCAGAGATAAATGTCCAAATGAAGTCATCAGCCATTGTTGCTAAAACAAGAAAGTTAAAAGCAAAATGGACACCTGAATTTGCACAAGATTTAAATGCTTACCACAGTTTAGATGCGGAAGCTGAATTGACATCTATTCTTTCAGAGCACATCTCATTAGAGATAGATCTTGAAATCTTAGATATGTTAATGGATTCAGCAGCAGCTGGAACTGAATATTGGTCAGCAGTCTCAAACCAATTCATCAATAACGCTGGAACAGGGTTTGAAGATAGAGGTACAGCAGCAGGTGGTTATTTCAACACACAAGGACAATGGTTCCAAACTTTAGGAACTAAAATCCAAAAGTTAAGTAATAACATTCACCAAAAGACTTTAAGAGGAGGTGCCAACTTCATGGTAGTTTCACCTAAAGTAGCAACAGTATTAGAAGCAATCCCAGGGTTTGGTACTGATACAAATGGTGATGCAGATAAAATGAATTATGCATTTGGTGTTCAAAAGATGGGAGCCTTAAGTGGTGGTAAATTAAAAGTTTACAAAAACCCATATATGGTAGAGAATCAAATATTAATGGGATATAGAGGTACACAATTCCTTGAAGCAGGAGCTGTATTCTCACCTTACATTCCTTTAATTATGACTCCACTAGTGTATGATCCAGATACATTCACACCAAGAAAAGGATTACTTACTAGATATGCCAAGAAAGTAGTAAGACCTGAGTTCTTTGGTAAGATAAAAATCGCTGGTTTAAATACTATTTAATAGTATAAACATATATTTTTTAAGAGAGCTGTAGTTTATCTACAGCTCTTTTTTTATATTTATGTCAAACTAGATATGCTAAATTTTTATTAGGGTGAAAAAAAAATATACTAAAAAAATAACTCAATATAACTTAAAAGGTGAATTAATTAACACATTTTTAAATGCTAGGGAAGCATCCAACATATATTCTAATTATGATTCTATTATAAGATGTTGTTTAGGTAAATATGAAACAGCAGGGGGGTATGTTTGGAGATTTGAGGGGGATAAATTTAAAACTTCTAAACCTAAAAAGGGAGAAATTAAATGTAAAATTTGTAATCAACCCCAATCCCCTAGATCAATGGCCATGCACTTAAAATGGCACCACAACACTTCTACTTCAGAATATATAAAAAAATACGGGGAATTCAGACCCAAACAAATAAAAACACTCCAGAGAAAAGAAAATTCCAATATTAAATGTGAAGAATGTGGGGAAAATTTATTGAGCAATCAACATTTAATGCATCACATAAAAAAACACCACCCTGAATTAACTCAATCTGATTATATTATAAAACATTTTTATAATAAAGAAAAACCTTTATGTAAGTGTGGGTGTGGTAAACCTGTAAAAATATTAAAAAATGGGAAAAATTGTGATTTAGGTAAAGAATCTTATAATAGAGAATATATAAAGGGACATTGGGATTGGGAAGTATTTTCTAATATAAACAAACAATCTAAAGAAGAGTTAGAATTAATAAAGTTCTTAAAATCTATATATAAAGACGAAATAAAAACCAGTATTAGGGGTTTAATACCAAAATACGAGATTGATATATTTTTACCCAAATTAAATTTGGCCATAGAATATAATGGGCTTTATTGGCATTCTGAAAAAACAGGAAAATTTAAAAACTATCATTTAAATAAAACCAAAGAATGTTCTAAACAAAATGTAAGGTTAATTCATATATTTTCAGATGAATGGGTAAATAAAAAACCAATAGTAAAAAATAAATTAAAATCCATATTAAATTGTAATCCTAATAAAAAAATTTATGGGAGAAAGTGTACAATCCAAGAGATAGAAGCCAAAACAAAAAATGAATTTCTCATCCAAACTCACATACAAGGAAAAGACAAAAGCAATGTTAAATTA